CCCGAATGGCGTCGTGTTTTGACGCGGCAGCAGCAGCAGTTAAACGCCGCACCGTGTTGGCCAGTTCAATGTAGCCCATGAATTCATAACTGGCGTTAATCAATCGTGTGACGCGCTGCACAATGCCGGCGCGCACGCGCTCCACATTTTGCTCCGTCAAATCAGCCAGCTCCGCGTTTCCTCCAACTTCCTTCAGCAGCTTGGTTCCCGTGCATCCGCGAATCACAAACTGGCGCGCAACCCGGTTGAACTTCAGTTTGTTGAAGTCAAACAGCTGCTTGCGAAAGTTGTCCTGCACGTTGACCGACGCAACCACCAATATTTTCTTAAAAATGCCCACTTGCGTCATGTAGTCCCGCATTTCCTCCGCCACGCTGATTGCGGAGCACGTTTTTCCTGTTCCGAGCCCGTGATACAGGAGCAAACTGTTGTACGGGGTCATCACCGATAAAAAATTTCGCACAAACAGCTGGTGCGGAGCCAGCTCAAACGCCGCGCCGCACAACTTGGCTGCTTCTTCCTCCATTTGACGCTGCGACGTGGGTATGACAATGTCGTACTTGGTGTCGTTGAACTCCTTGCGCTGCGCAATGTTCTTCGCGAAATCCGGATCATTTTTGCGGGGGTATAAAAAATCAAGCGGCTCTTGTTCGTCGTCTTCACTTTGGCCTTTGTGCCATTCCGCAAACGTGGTTTCAAGCGGATGCTTTCTCCCCTTTTTTTTTGACTTGGATTCTTCCACGGGTGCCTCTGACATGTGATGGTTTTCGTTGCGCTATAATATGAAATGATTATAAATTGCGCAAAAATGCGCGCAAACGCACCCGCGCCTAGCATGCAATTTCATATTCTTTGATTGCATCGTTCAAGTTGCGCAAAATGTTGATTTTTTCTAAATTGTACGGGCGTATGTGCTGCATGCATTCCTCAAACGTGAACCACGCCATTTTGCTCACTTCCGTTTTTTGAAATTCGGGAGAAACGGGATGGTCCTTCATGCAGCCGTGCTGTGAAAGCGGGAAATAGGCAACGTAATACTTGTGCTTGTACGTCTTCAGGTTGGATCCCATGAATATTTCTTCGTACGGCACGATGTTTTGCATGACAATCAACTTTTTGGCATCATAGCCCGTCTCTTCGGCAAACTCTCTCAGCGCGCAGTCCATGTCCTTTTCTTGGTAATTCCGACGACCCTTGGGAAAGCCCCATTCCGGTTCGGTCCATTGCGTGGACGAGTTTTGAATCAGCGTGTCCAGCGAAAGGTACCCCCCCGACTCCGGGTCACCACCGTTCAGTTTTATTCCATTTTTCAGTGCGTTGAAGCGGTCACGTGAAACAGTTTCCTCGTTTTGATACTTGGAGTTCAGATAATCCCCCCAAACATTTTTCCACAATTCGCTAAATGTTTGTGTTTGCAACCGGCGCTTTTCGTCCACCGTCATTTCGTCAACGATTCGCTGCAAGTACGTTCTATTGTACACGGGATACTTTCCGCGAATGAATTCCACAAACCCCAGCGTGTCTTTGCGCCGGATCATCAAGTACGACGCCCCCTCTTCGCTGTCCCGAAACACAATGATTCCGTTGCTGGTGATCGGGTTCCGGCACGCGTGTATCAAATGCCCGTTTTTACCACAGTTGTTGCAAAACGCATTATGCCTTTTCTGATACGAATGCCGAAAGTTTGTGTTTGTATTTGAATTCTTGGAAAGGATTGTTTTGAATTCGGGATCCTGCTCCGAATCGTCGCATGGTTCGTGGTTCATGTGCCGCGCGCGCGTTTTTTGTGAGTTCATTTCATGTTGTTTTTATATCGTTTGATTGTAAAAGACACACACGCGCGCGCGCACGCACATAAACGCATGAACAGCCTGGACCCCGAGGTGTGGGGACCGCACTACTGGTTCGTTTTGTTTAGTATGGCGGTGACGTACCCGGAGAGACCCAACGACGTCACCATAAAAAAATACTACGAGTTCATACAAAATTTGCCACTGTTTTTACCCCATCATCAAATCGGGAATGCATTTAGCGAATTGTTGGACAAGTACCCGGTTTCCCCCTATTTGGACAAACGCGAGTCATTCATAAAATGGGTGCATTTTTTGCACAACCAAATCAACCTGCGTTTGAATCGCGACGAGGTTTCGCTGCAGGACGCGGTAAACGCCTACTATTCCAATTACAAACCCAAGCAGCTGCGACTGCGAGAGGAGTTCAAATACCGGCGCAAACTCATTTACGCGGGAGTCACCGCGGTCGCGGCGGTTGGGTTGTACTACATGTATTACAAATAAGTTTACAAGTAAGTTTACAAATATATAAGATTACAAATAAGAACGAAATATATATTTTCACATTGTTAATATATATAAGGCACAGCACAGCACAGCATGGCCAAAACCCGTAAAAATAAAGGGGGGAAACCCGTTTTTGCAGGCGCCCAGGGCTGCATCTTCATCCCGCCGCTCAAATGCAAGAACCGACCTCGCATTATGAACCACAATTTCATCAGCAAGCTGGGATACAAAAAAGGTTCCAACATGGAAATGAGCGAATACATGGAAATCATTCCATACATAAAAAAAATAAAGAACTATGAAAAGTATTTCAATATCCGAATCAGTTCATGCGAACCCGACCCGCTCAGTTCCGCGGATTTGGCGGCGTTTGACGCAACGTGCCAAAACTTTGGCGACGACATCACTGCCCAAACGGTTAACCGCAATTTGGATAAGTTGCGCGCAATCAACATGCCAAACTTGGGCACGGATTTGAGAGTGTGGATGGAACAATCCCAAATGGACGCGCGACGGATATGCTTACTGAACGACCACATCTCCAAACTGCTGGTGAACGCCGTCGTGCCAATGAATGATTTGGGCATCATACACAACGACCTCAAATCGGAAAATTTGATGATGAATCACGCGGAAGCCATGCTGCGCATCGTGGACTGGGGTCTTGCAGGATTCACCAGGCCGTACCAAATCATACCGGAACACTATTTCATGAACAATCCGGTTTCGTTCAACCGCCCGTTTTCCACCATGGTAATTCAAACCGACATAAATGACTTGTATCAGCGGGAAATTGCGCAGTTGCCCGCCAAGTTTGAACCCGAACAATTGGAACCGTTCATCGCTGAAATGTACGCCAAGTACCGAGATCTCTCACCCAGCAGTCACTCCTATTGGCTCCACGTGTTTGAATCCATATTCAAGTTAAACTCCGACGTTCTGACCGGCCTCGTTTTGAATGCAGCCATTGAAAAATACAATGCCCAAATTTTGCACCATTTCACCAGCAAAGGCAAATTCATGCTGGACGAGTACTTTGATAAAGTGTACCGCTACAACACCGATGTGTGGGGCGTCATGTCTGTGTATTACAGCATATTCATGCTGCCGCGCGAGCATTTTGCCGTGCCGGACCCAGTGTATGCGGCAATGCTGCAGAAATACCGCGACTTGTTTCGCAAAACCGTGTTTGCGAACGGGCACCGGCGCATGAACGTGCGCGCCATTGTGCAAGAGCTGCAAGGAATCAACGGCATGGTTTTCCCCCAGTACAGGCCCCGTTCCCCATACATGTCCCAGTCCCAATACAGGCCCCGTTCCCATAAAAAAACGGTGAGGTTCCATGGCATCGCCCGAAAGGCGCGCCACACTCTGCACCGGGTTCCAACCCCGCATCCCTTGAAATATGTGCGCGAAATCATATAGGATGAGCGCTGATAATTATATGAACACAGTGTATATAGAGTATATACCAATGAAGCTGGAGCTGTTTGTTTTTGGAATCACCGCTTTTCTCATATTCAACACGTACTACGACGGCAAATATTTGAAGGTGTTTCATTCGTGGCAAAAGGAAATCAAGATGTCCACGTTTGCATTTGTGGGATTATCTCTCTACATCTTCTTGAAGAAAAACCCGGGGCAGTCGCAATCCATGCTGTCGCACGCAAACGACATCATCCGCTACATGCCGATCAGCCGCTCTTCGGCCGACATGCTGTCCCCCTTTCTGGACTTCGCCAACAACAAGTCGCTGTTTCAAACCGACTCTTCTGGAACGGCTTCGGCACAAGGCCCAGGTTTAGGGCGGCGCGAGGCGCAAATGGAAGCGCGCATCACGTCGTCCGGGCGCAACAACGCCACCAAGCGCAGCGTGAGCGAAACCAAGAAGAAGTTCGTGGCGGCGCAGCAGTCGTGGAAGTGCGGGCACTGCGACCGCCAGCTGCCGGCGTGGTACGAAGTGGACCACATCGTGCGGTTGGAGCACGGCGGGTCCAACAACGTGGACAACTTGGTGGCGCTGTGCCGCGACTGCCACGGCAAAAAAACCGCCATGGAAACATTTTAGCGAATCGCATTAGCATCATCATTCTTTGCATCATTTGCATACATTTTTAAATATATGCAATGTATAATTAGTATTTGGATTTTGCAATGCAATCCGCATCCGCATCCGCATCCGCATCCGCACCCGATCCGAACAAATCATTGAAACTCGGTTATTATCTATGGCTGGCCGCAATCGGGGCAATCGTGTACGCCTACGTGTTTGCCACCAGCCGGGCCGAAATGGCAAACACGACGCTTGATCCAACAAAGATAGATGAGTCCACTGGGAAACCAATACCGAACACAGGGCATCGCGTCATCACGCTGCTGCCGTTCGTGTGGTTGTACGCGATTCTGACCAAGGGCTACACTGCATTATCTATTGAATACGCAAGCGAGACCAAGTTTAAAATTGGCAATGTAATTCTGACACTGCTGACGTTGGTCGGGCTTGTGTTTGTGTCTATTGCGGCAACTAACGAAGAAAGGATAGCACAAGTACTAAAAGCTGCATATGTAGATATAGATAAAGAAAAAGATGAATCTAAAAAGGCAAAACTGATATCTGAAATATCCGAAAAGGTAAATAATGCAAAGATATACCCGGACATTGAAGGCAAAGAGAGAACGGGTTGGGTCACAACCAACATTGTTTTGATGGGAATCATCTTCCTTTTGTTTATTGGGTTGTTGAATGCGCATGCGGTCAACTTATCAGGATTAGCCGGTAATAATAATTGGACCTGGCCTGACCGTCACATCACCCTATCTGCGTATGTTTTGCAAATTACGAGCCAATTCGTCTTCAGCTTTTGGTTCCCGTTCATGATGATGGTTTATTTGGTAAAAACGGGAGCCACGGATTGGTTCCGAATTGTCGCGGTTGTCTCCATTGTCGCAGCCATCGCGTACAACTTGTACAACTTGTATAACATTTACATAAAAAATGATTTGATGACCGGGTTAGAATCACTCAAAGAATCCGTCAAGTATTTCGCCGAATCATCTCCACTCCTGTCGTATTTCAAATTCGTGGAAACCAACGACTTGGTTGACGTTGTCGCCAAACGGGTGCTGATTTTTGCATTGCTGTGTTATGTGGCGTACTTGATGATTTCGGTGTATAAATTCAAGAACTCGTTGGTGCCGTGCGTTTCAACGTACTTTGAGTCCTGCTTCTGGAACCCGAATTTTAAGCAAACAAACAAAGAGAAAACGTATTATGACCCCAATAAAAACACGCCCTACATCAATGCCCTGTTTTACACCTTGATGATGGCCGCGGGAGTAAACATTCTGAATTTCATTACAAACATGCTTTCGCTGTACAAGCGTTTTAACAACCGTTTCAACAACGGAAAGGACCAGATTCCCGAATTCCCCGGTACTTTTGAATCCTTAAAGACAATATTACTGTTGTTCGGTTTCCCGTTTTACTGGATATTCAAATTGTTCGCACAGCATCCGCTGATAACCATTGTCGCGTTCATTGCATTTGCCGCGATCGGGTTGCTGCTGTACCGGTCATCGTTTGACTTGACGGCGTTCATAGAAGGCCAGCGCGGCACCGTCATCACGCTGTTCACGCTGTTCATTGCCTCTCTCATCCTGTTTGGCGTGTACACTGCGAGCAGCGGCACGAGCAGCGGCACGAATAGCGCCACGAGCAGCGGCACGAGCAGCGGTCCAACTGCAAGCTATTCCGATTTCATTTTGCGACCCATGATGTTCATTACCGTGGCGGCATGCATTATTGGCATTATATCGTATTTTTTAACATCGCAGAGCCGGCTCGTCACAATGGCCAACTTGTTGCAGTACGGCATCACCGCGCTAATTTACATTGTCGGCATTGCAATTGTGATTGGGGTGTTCCGCGCCATGTTTTCAATGTCGCGCAAAATGGGCGGCTCCGTGTTTCAAGTCAGCGAAAATTCCAACTGGGTAATCAACGTCCTCAAACTCCTTGGCAACGTGCTGCTTTATTTGCCGTGCTTGATGCTGGATTTTGTGGACATGCTGAAGGAACAGTACGGGTTAACCACGCGGCCGTATTTGATTCTGCTGGCAGCTCAAGCGCTCTTCATTTTGGCAGGACTGTATCTGCCGTCGCTGGTAACAAAAGCAATTAACCACACGGGGGTGCAAATTGTGTCGGCGCCCATTTCCATGACCGTCTCTACCAAAATAACCCGATACACCGTTCAATTTGTTGATTCCAAGGGGGTGGTTTCGCACGCGTCGGGACCGAACCCGCTTCCGCCATTTTCTCCCACGACCACGCCCGCACCCACGCCCACTTCAAAGCCCACTGACATAAACCTGCACAACTACAGTTACGGTGTCTCTGCGTGGTTCTACATTCATCCTCAACCCCCGAATACGCAATCCAAACCCGACACTCAAATAAACATGTTCAAATTTGGCAACGATGGTGCCATTGGGCCCAAGGTTTCATACAATCAAAAAACCAACATCCTGTATATTGAGATGAGCGGTTCTGGAGCCACAATTCCACCCATTACCGATATCCCGTTGCAACGATGGAACAATATTGTGATCAATTCGGACAAGGGGGCGCTAGACATTTTCATGAACGGCAAATTGGTTTACACGGGGACGCACCTTCAACCCGCAAACAATGCAGCGCACAATGTTATTATTGGGAATGGCATGGCAGGGGATGAAAATAAAAAAGATGACGAAAAAGATAAAACCTTCGGCATTCAGGGAGAACTCTGCAACATGGTGCTGAAACAAGATCCCTTTACGAACGCCGAAATTGCGTGGTTTTACAAAACCAACAAAATGCTGAACCCGCCACTCGTGGGCGTGAATCCGGACCCGCTCAATCAAGGCGACACGGCAAGCTATTTGGCGTCTCAATCGGTTAGTAACGAGATTGTTGACAACGAGAGTAACGTGGACAAAACCCCCAACAATCCGTTGTCGTTCAGCACAAGCGGCGCAACCCGATACGGGATACTAGGCGCCTTCTTTGGAGCCATAATGGGATACCTGTTTAATCGGTACGACGCAAACGAATCCGTCAAAGGGCTGCTCATGGGTACCGTCGTGTTCGGAATACTTGGCGCCCTGCTGGGTGCATTATTTAGCACCGACGGACTAGTGGCCAACATCATGAAAACGGTGGCAAACGTGTTCGTCAACACGTTTTAGATTTTTTTTTGTCCATGGAATACTGCTGCAAATATGCAAATATACTTACAAATAAACTTGCAAATATAATATACTTGCAAATATATATATACATAAAAATCCCAGGATAAAACATGAACATTTTAACCATTTTAATATTTATTCTCATCGTGGTTCTCATTTATGTGGTGTACAAGCTAATGTCCAAAACCACTAAAACCGTGTCTGGATTCTCGGATGCCTCCAAATCATTAAGCGTGCCTTGTGCCAAGTTTGGAGCAAGCGCCAATTACGGGTACTCCGTGTGGATTTACGTTGACTCGTGGATCACTTCAATCTCGGACACGGTTCTCAAAAAGAATATATTGACGCGCTGCGTCGTATCTGCGCCTGCATTCAATCTGTACTTGGACAACGCTCAAAACAATTTGAAACTGTTGATGAGCAACAACACGGCCCCGTGCGAGGTCAAAAACATAAAGCTGCAAAAGTGGGTGAACATCACCATGAGCGTGTACGGTAATACCGTGGATTTGTATTTAGACGGGAAGTTGGTGCGGACGTGCATATTGAACGCAATGCCCGTTGCATTGGCCACAACCGACACCCTGTTTGTGGGAGGGGCGTACACGAAATCAACCACTGCGTGCAAGGGTGATTCCGAAGGCGACTTGCGCGGTTACATTTCCAACGTGGTATACAAGCCCGACTATTTTACGCCGGAAGAAGCTTGGAACATTTACAGCGCCGGGTACAGCGGCGCCGGCATGTTTGACTTTGTCAACCGTTACAAATTGAGTTTCAGCGTGCTGAAAGACGATCAAACCGTGGGAAATGTGACAGTGTGAAAAAGTTTGTAAAAAATGGATAATATGTTAAAATTATTATACATTATTAATATATCATCCATTATCCATTATCTATTATCTATTGTCCATAACGTATTATTTTAGCAGTATCAAATGAATCTAAATGCAAACACAAATGTAAATGCAAATGCAAACGGTGGCGGTGCTGGCGGCGGCATGCTTCCAGCCATGAACATTCCCACATTAAACGAATTCAAATCCCCCGACGTTGTCAGCGGTTCCAAATCATTTTTGGATTCCAACAGCTACGTGGCAAAAACCGCCTTCTTGATTTTAACGGTCATTGTGTTTGTCTATTTGTTGCGCGCGTGTGTTGCAATCATGGGTTTCCTATTTTCACCGAACTCGTCGCCGTATTTGGTGAACGGGTTGATTGACGGCAAGGTTGGCAATTTGAGAATTCCGCAGGATCCGTCAAACCCAAACGCGGTCACCATCATCCGATCCAAGAACGATGCAGGGGGAATCGGCATCACGTGGTCGGTGTGGTTGTACATCAAACAAAACAGCAAAATAGATGCGGACAATGCTGGAAAATGGCGGCACGTTTTCAACAAGGGTAGCAGAGAGCCAATCACCACATCGGGTGACACAAAAGGCATCATGACGCCGAACAATGGTCCGGGTCTGTATTTGAAGGACGACTATTCCGCGATTCGCGTGGTCATGAGCACGTTTAATAGTAAAGACAAATCGGTGGATGTGGGAAACATTCCCATCAACAAGTGGTTCAACGTCATCATTCGGGTGGAAAACACGGTGCTGGACGTGTTTATGAACGGCGACTTGGCGAAGCGCCTGCCGCTGGAGTCCGTGCCGTTTCAGAATTACGGCGACGTGAATGTCGCAATTAATAACGGATTCAATGGCGCCATTTCGTCGTTGCGGTATTACAATTCCGTGCTCGGCACGCGGGCCATCGCAAACATCGTCAGCGAAGGCCCCAAATTGAATGCAATTGGGGCCTCGGGCGGGGCTCCCGGCATAATGGATTATTTGTCCATGCGCTGGTTCCACAATCAATGGAACGCGGATTAAAGTATGTGTTCATTATAACAGCTGTACGTAACAAACAGCAATGCATTACGATTATGACTACATCATTGTGGGCGGAGGTCCCACCGGCCTGGCGCTGGCCCAACTGTTCACATTGCCCCCATCCGCTAGGCGCGTCCTTCTTATTGAAAAACGCGACTATTTAGGAGGGTGCCACGGCGTCACCCGGACCGCCGACGGCATGATGACGGAGCACGGCCCGCGCATCTACATTGACAACTTCCGCATGTTTGCACAGCTCCTGGAGGACATGGGCACATCGTTTCACGCCTTGTTCGTGAAATACAACTTCAGCACCGCAACCATGATGGCGGAAGCTTTGCGGGTGCTATCCGCGAGAGAAATTGCCACCCTGTCTTGGAGTTTCATCACTTTGAATGATTCCTTCAAGCGGATTACACTGCTGGAATATCTCTCGTATCATGCCTTCTCAAAGGCGTCAGTTGATTTGCTGGACCGCATCGGCCGGCTCACCGACGGCGGCAGCGCCGACACGTACACGCTGTTCAGCTTCTTGCAAATCCTGAACCAGAATTTTTTGTACGGCATTTACCAACCCCGGGTGCCGAACGACGTGGGGCTGTTCCGCATTTGGGAAGCCGCACTTCGGAGGCGCGGCGTGATCATTGAGAAAAACGCGACAATTGACCGCTTC